TGACGCCACGGCCCCGGAGCCCGAGCCTACCGCCAGCATGCCGGGCATGCATTTGCGCTTTACGGGTGGCGCAGAGGCAGAGTTTGAGGGCGATGATGCCCTGGCCCTGCATCGCTATTTCCGCACGGTCGGCAGTGCACTCACGTAGACGCACGAGGGCGCGTTATGCCGCTCAGTCTGGTACAGGTCGTGGCCCCGGCCCTTGAGCCGGTCAGCCTGGACGCCTTGAAGCTGCACTTGCGTCTCGATACGGACGCCCAGGATACGCTGCTGGCCGTCTATCTTGCGGCGGCCCGGGAGTATGTTGAGCGCTGGACTGGTCGCCAGCTGCTCACGGCGCTCTACACCCTGACGCTGGAGCGATGGCCCCATGCGCAGGGCTTTGCGCTCCCCCGTCCACCCTTGCAGGCGGTGACAGGCACGTACACCGATGCCGCAGCCGTCGTGCATCCGCTGGGCATTACCTATGTGGACGGGGCTGGTGTGACACAGACCTGGGATCCCAGCGCCTACTGGGTGGATACGGCGAGCGAGCCGGGACGCGTGCTGCTAGGGGACCTGGCGAGCTGGCCCGTCCTTGGGGCGGTGCCGCAGCCGGTGCGGGTGACGTATACGGCGGGCTATGGCCCCAGCGGGACGGCAGTGCCGGCCGCCTTAAAGGCAGCGATTCTTCTGGGCGGCGCCGATCTGTTTGAGCATGCGGAGTCGCAATCCGAAGTCCGTCTGGAGGAGAACATGACCGTGCAGCGGCTGCTGTGGAGCTACCGCCTGGTGGAGTGCGGCTGATGCAAGGGGGAAAACTGCGCCATCGTCTCACGCTCCAGGCTCCTGTCGTTACGCAAGCCTCCGATGGGGGGCAGGTGGTGACCTGGCAGGACGTAGAGCAGGTATGGGCGCAGATCGAGCCCTTGAGTATGCGCGAAATGGTCCTGGCGCAGCAGGTGCAGTCCCGCGTGACGCATAAGATTCGCCTCCGGTACCAGGCAACGCTGCCGCCGACATATCAACTGGTCAGCACCAGCGGGCGCGTGTTTGCGTTGGCCAGTGTGCGCACCATCGATGAGCGCAACCGGGTGACCGAGGTCATGGCCGTAGAACAGGGAGCGACGGGGTAGCCGATGGCGCGTTTTGGCATACAGATGCTCGGCGATACAGACCTGGAAGCGACTCTGGCGGGCCTCACAGACCAGATCGAACGCAAAGTCCTGGGACAGGCCCTACGGGATGCGGCCCAGTTTATCCGCGAGGATGCCCAGCGCCGTGCCCCGGTGCGCTCCGGACGGTTACGCGACACCTTGGCCGTGCGGACCTTGAAGCGCAGCCGGCGCCGGGTGGGGTTTGGTATCTGGACAGGCACGCGGGAACAACTGGGTATTCCGGCGCAGGCGCAAGGCTATTACCCGGCGGCGGTGCATCTCGGGTACACCGTGGGACGCCGTCGCCAGCGCGTGCAGGCCCTGCGCCAGGGCGCCAGGCGCCTGCTCCAGGCTGAATTTGGCACCAGGCATATACCAGCGCGGCCGTTTCTCCGCCCCGCCTTGATCGCAAACCGCGATGCCGTCCTGGCGCTCATTGGCGCGCGTCTCCGGGAACGGCTGGCAGCCCGGGGGCTCTAGTATGGGAGCCCTTAATGTGGCACTCTATGACCTGGTGCGACAGACCAGCACGCTGACGGCCCTGGGCGGGCGCATTTACCCGCTGCTGGCGCCGACACAAGCCGTCATGCCGTTCGCTGTCTATAGCGAGATTGCCTACCGGGCCGAGCACACCCTGGTGGCGGTCTCAGCGCTGGCCTGGGCGACGTATCAGTGGGACCTGTACGGGCAGGCGCATCAGGCCGTGCACGATCTGGCCCTGGCGTTGACCACGGCGCTAGACGGCTGGCGCGGCGTGCAGAGTGGCGTGGCGATTCGGCGCGTGACCGTGCACGAGCGGCGCCTGTATCTGCTCGACGATCTGGGCGGCGGCCAGCAACAGTATTACCGGGCTTCGCTGGAGTGCGAGGTCTGTTATCTCCTCTCATAAGCCAACAGGAGGCGCAGCATGCCTGGCCTGGCAGTGGATAGCGGCGTTGGGACCACGATCACGTTCGGCACGAGCGCCTTTAGCGCCGAGATTACTGAGGTGCGCTGGACCGGGGTGGCGCGCGCTGCGTTCGAGACCTCGCACATGGGGACGGCGGCCCCGTCGAGCAATCATTTTGGCAACAAGACGTTTATCCCCAGCAAACTGAGCGATCCGGGCTCCTTGAACCTGACGGTGCACTTTAACGCCCAGACGAATCCGCCGATTGATGCGGTGCCGGAGACCATTACGGTCACCTGGCCCAAGGCGCCCGCGGATACCACGGCGGCGACCTGGGCCGCCAGCGGGTTTGTGACGAGCTTTGAGGTGACGGATCAGCTCGAAGCGGTGATGGTGGCGACGATGACGGTCAAACTGACGGGCAATGTCACGATGACCGATGCGGCGTAGTCCCTCATGGACGCAGGAACGAGAGAGCACGTTGCGTGAGCGGGTAGGAGAGTATAGAGTAGGCAGGTCTCTACACTAGGAGGACTGTCCGTCCCAGGGACAGTCCTCCCCGACACATCCCTATAAGCCGTAGGGAGGCGCCGTTTATGCCTGCCACGAATATAGCGCAGATCTTCCAACGTTTGCAACCGCTCACGCCGACCGATGTGAAGATTCTGACGGTGATTCTGGGGGTCACGAACCAATGGGGCCAGCGGGGGGCCATTGCCTACCCAGCCCTGGCCGCACGCGCTGGGATGAGCGAACGGCACGCCATGCGAGGCGTCAAACGCCTCGAACGGCTGGCCCTTTTGCGGGTGTCGCGCCGCAAGAAGACCCGGATGCTGAACGCGGTGAATGTCTACGACATCGTGTTGCCCTGGTTGACCACGTTTAGCTGGCGGCAGGCCTGGGAACGGAAGCGCGCGCGGGCCCAGGCGACTGCACAGACGTGCAAGGGTGACGCCAGTTGGCAGCACGCAGAGATCCTGAACCAAGAGAGAGAAAAAACTGCTGCGCTCCGGGAACATCAGGCCGCTCGCGTCGCCCTGCGCCAAGCGGCCTGCCCCCATCCCCCCGCGGAGGTAGGGGCTGTAGGCGACGGGGTGAAGGTCTGCCGACGCTGTTTCGGGGAGGTCCCTTAGAGATGGATGCAGGCTTTGCGCACCAGAGAGACGACGCTCCCGACGGCAGGGGGAGCACACGGCACGGGAGCCATAGAGGCTTCTACGATGCCCGAGGGGCCTGAAGCGCAGGGCGGACGGCGGTACAGGCCCAGACGAGGGCAATGATCCACCCGAGGATCGTCCAGCCCAGGAGTAGCGTCAGGATAGCGATGGCCGTCTTGTTGTGGTGCTGGCGGCGATGCGCCACCAGGATGGGCAGACAGAGCCCCCCGAGCAGCAGGGCCAGCACGGGTAACGCCGGCAGATCCTGGAGCAGACCGGGCGTGTCGCCGCCCACAAGCCAGCCGGCGCCGACGATGCCACTCAGCACGACGAGGAAGAGGGTATCGGCAATCCGAGCGGGCGGGCGGTGTTGGGGTGCGGAATGGGTCGCCATAAGGCGTGCTCCTTCAGGATGGGTATCACACGGTACGGGAGCCATAGGGGCTCCTGCAGTTTCGTGGACTCAGGCATGGACACGGCGTGCGGCTTCGTCCTCTGGGGTCACATACCCCAGGCGGTGCGGCGTGCCAGGCGCTTGCAGGGCGGGATTGATCGCGGTGCAGGCCCAGACGAGCGTCAGGATCCAGCCGAGCACGGTCCAGCCGAGCAAGAGATTGAGGACTCCAATGGCCACCCGCTGATGATGACGCCGCCCCAGGGCAATGAGGACGGGCAGCAGATACAGGGCCAGCCCTCCGAGCAGGACCAGGAAGCCGGCAAAGGCTGCCGTGGGAGACGCCTGCGGCGGGGACAGCGGCGGGGGGAGTGGCTCCTCACGGAGGGTATCCCCGCTCGTCAAGGGGGCCGTTGAGGCATTGGCGAGTACGGGGGCTGGTGCAGCGGTGCTGACGGGCGCGGCGTGCACCCCATGGCGCGTCCGTGCGCTCCCGTTCCCGGGGCTGAGGCAGAGCGTCAGCAGGCACCCCGTTGCCATGCAGAGAAGACGGACTCCAGAGGGCGATCTCATGAGAAACTCCTTACCGCGGCGCATAGAGCAAGGTCAGCACGATCGAGACCCCGAGCAGCAGCAAGAGCCTGGGACGCACCTTCCACTGTCCGGTGTGCTGGAAGAGCAAGATGACGATGATGATGAGCAAGAAGATGATCATGGGGTGTGCTCCTGGACATACTGATCGAGCGCCCGGCGGATGAGTTCCGCCATGGGCAATCCCCAGCGCTGCGCAAGCTGTTGCAACGCCGCATGCTGGGGCCGGGTAATAAACAGACTGATGCGTAGAAGTGTGCGTTTCATACGAAAATTGTATGCCGGTGTGGCATACGCATACCACAGAAAGTCCCTATGGCCTTCCTCACACGTGAACAGATTCTGGCCAGTCAGGACCTCGACCGGGAGGTCATCGCCTTACCCGAATGGGGCGGCGACGCCCATATCCGGGTCATGACCGGCGCCGAGCGCGATTACCTCGAAAGTGTTATGACCGCCCCGGTCGACGGGCCTGGCGGGCGCATGCGCAACATCCGCGCCGTGATTGCGGCTCTGACCCTGTGTGACGAACACGGCGGGCGCCTGTTTAGTCTGGAGGAAGTTGACGCCCTAGGCGCCAAATCGTCGACCGTGCTGGACCGCATTTTCCTCGTCGCCCGCCGGCTGAACAAGCTCACCACCGAGGACGTGGAGCAGCTCGAAAAAAACGTGCCCGCCGTCCAGAACGGCGTTTCTGGTTCGTCCTTGCCCGTACCCTAGGACGGACGGTGGCCGAGTTGCAGGCGACCATGTCCGCGACGGAGTTTGCCGAGTGGATGTTGGAGTATCGCTTCCAGCCCTGGGGGGAGGACCGGGCAGATTATCGGGCCGCGATCGTTGCCGCGACTATCGCCAATCGCCACCGCGACCCCAAGCATGAGCCGCAGCCGTATCGCCCGCAGGATTTTGTGCCGCGCTATGGTCCGCCGGCCGACCCGGTCGGCCGGCGCCAGAGTCCGCAGGAAATCAAAGCCGTCTTTCGTGCC